CCTGATCGTTCCCCCGTCTACCCGCAACACCCTGATGGGTATCGCCCGCTTCACCGAGCAGGCTTTCGTGGGTGAAGTCGGTGGTGCCAACACCATCCGTAACGGCGAAATCGGCAACGTGTACGGCGTTCCCGTCTTCGTGTCCACCAACGCTGATGCCGCCACCGATGGCGACCGTATCTGCCTGCTGGCTCACAAGGACTTCGCTGTTCTGGTTGAGCAGATGGGTGTTCGTTCGCAGACTCAGTACAAGCAGGAATACCTCGGTACCCTGTTCACTGCTGACACTCTGTACGGCGTGAAGGAACTGCGCGACGGTTCCGCTGTTGCCCTGGCTGTTCCGGCCTAATTAATAACAACGACAAGTAAATAGCTTGCACCCCTTTGGCTCCCGCTCACAAGGCGGGAGTCTTTTTCAAAGGGCTCGTGGAGCCTTTCGGAAAGGATTATATGGTTAAATTCAAATGTAAGCACACCGGTAATATCTTTACTTTTACGATGGCGCATGATATTAAGACAATGCGAGAGCATCCTGAGTATGAAGAAGTGAAAGAAGAACAACCTGCCGTCACGAGTGAAGATGTAACGGCAAAACGGAATGTTGGACGACCTCCTAAGCATAAGGAAAAATTATGACGATCTATCGGGGCCCGGGTGGTGGTGGTGACGCTACTACAGATTCTGAACTTACAGCATTAGCAGCCATCGCCCAAGAAGCTGCTGGTTATGCTGACGAAGCTGCCGCCAGTGCCACAGAAGCCTCCGATAGTGCAACGGCTGCTGCGGCCTCGGCAGCTTCTGCCGCTTCTAGCGCCTCTGCTGCGGCTACTTCTGCCTCTAACTCTGCTTCCAGTGCTTCGGCGGCCTCTTCTAGCGCGTCTTCGGCTGCTACATCCGCCACAAACTCTGCTAACTCCGCTACGGCGGCTGCTTCTAGCGCCACGTCTGCGTCTTCCAGTGCTTCTGCTGCTTCGACCAGTGCCTCCAACGCGGCTACTTCGGCTACCAATGCCGCTAACTCCGCTACGGCCGCTGCTGCGTCTGCCACCACAGCCGATGCTGCTGCTGTTTCTGCTTCTTCTAGCGCCAGTGCAGCGTACACCAGTGCCTCTAACGCGGCCTCTAGCGCCTCTGCGGCTGCCTCTAGTGCCTCCGCTGCTGCGGGTAGCGCCACTGCTGCGGCTGGTTCCGCCACAAGCGCCTCTAACAGTGCTTCTGCGGCTGCTGCGTCTGCCACCAGTGCGGCAAATAGCGCCACGGCTGCTGATGCCTCTGCTGATGCTGCGGCTCAAAGCGTAATTGATGCCACTGCTGTTCTTGCGTCTTCCTTACTGAAGGCCAATAACCTCAGCGATGTCACCAACACCACGACAGCACGTACAAATATTGGGGCTGCTAAGTCTGGTGCTAACAGCGATATCACCTCGCTTAGCGGGATTACTGGCGGTATTTCCACCGCTGATTATCTGGATATTGACACTGCTGCTACACCTGCTGGTGCTGTAGGCCGTGTTAACTGGGATGATGGTAACGGCACTGCTGTCTTAGGCTTAAAAGGCGGTAACGTCTCCTTAAAAGTCGGCCAAGAGCTGGTGGCACGTGTTTATAACGACTCTGGTTCTACTTTAACCAAGGGTCAGGTTGTTTATATCTCCGGCGCTCAAGGCAACCGAGTGGCTGTGAAGCTGGCTTTAGCCACATCTGATGCAACTTCGGCTGGCACTCTGGGCTTTGTAATGGAGTCCATTGCCGCTGGTGCTGAAGGTTTTGTGAGCTTAATGGGCACCTTAGCTGGCTTAAATACCTCCAGCTTGACAGCAGGTGCTCTGATTTACCTGTCTGCTACGACAGCAGGCGCTTATACTACTACAGCCCCTACAGCCCCTAATCACCGAGTAACGTTAGGTTATGTGGAGCGTGTGCACGCTACAGTAGGCTCGATCTATGTCAAAGTCGATAACGGCTATGAATTAGAGGAGCTGCATAACGTATTAATCTCTGCTCCGGTTAACGGTCAGGCACTAGTTTATAACTCTTCTACGGGTGTCTGGACTAACTCTACCGTTGATACGCTGCCCTCTCAGACAGGCAACGCTGGTAAATACCTTACAACCAACGGTACAGCAGCTTCGTGGGCTACGATTAACACTGATGCTAACAGCACCACAAAGGGTCTGTATGAGCATAGCAATACTATTTCAGCTAACTACACCATTGCTAGTGGTAATAATGCTGGCTCCTTTGGCCCTATTACTGTGGCAAGCGGCGTGACAGTTACTGTACCTTCTGGCTCTACTTGGACAGTTATTTAGAGGATTCTATGACAAAAACAATTGGCCCCGCTACCGTAGTCGGCCCTGTAACTTTAAGGTAACATATGAGTCAAATAAAAGTACAAGGTAACGCCAGCGGCACCGGCATCTTCACGATTGCCTCGCCCAACAGCAACACCGATAGAACTCTTACGCTGCCTGACCAGACGGGCACGGTGCTGACCAACACTGGCCCCTTTACTGCAAACGCCTCTGCATCTGCGGGGGCTGTGACGGTTGATGCGTCGAACAACGTCGGCATCGGGACGAGTACGCCTGCTGCCAAGTTTGCTGTGTCAAACGGCGGTGCCGGAGGTTTTGAATTTAGCCCAACAGGCGGCATCAACAGCGGCACCTATATCCAATCGTATAACCGCAGTACTTCGGCGTATGTTTCCAGTACAAACTACGCTGCCACGCATACTTGGTATGTATCGTCCACCCGCGCAATGGACATCGACAGCAGCGGGAACCTGCTGGTGGGTGGAACAGACGCAAGCGCTTGGGCAACCTCACGCTTTTATGTTACTGGCGGGTATTCACAGTTTAAGTATAGTGACGCGCCTTTGCTTGTTTGGAACACGACCAATACAGGTACGCGGAACCTTATTTATTTTGACACGACCGTAGGTGCCGCGCGGACTGACGTGGGCTCAATTACAACAAACGGCAGTACCGTTTCATACAATACGTCCTCTGACTACCGCCTGAAAGAAAACGTGCGCCCGATGGTTGGCGCATTGGCCCGTGTGACTGCGCTTAAGCCTTGCACGTACACGTGGAAAACTACAGGCGTTCAGAGCGAGGGCTTCATTGCGCATGAACTGCAAGAGGTTTGCCCAGATGCGGTTACTGGTGAAAAAGACGCAGTCAATGAGGACGGGTCCATCAAACCACAAGGCATCGACACCAGCTTTCTCGTTGCCACGTTGACCGCAGCCATTCAAGAGCAGCAGGCCCTCATCAATGACCTGACCGCCCGCATCGCCGCACTGGAGGCCAAATAATGTCAACTGTTCGAGCAAATAACTACTACGACGCCTCTGGCGGCAGCAATGCCCAGCTCTATGGCGTGGCCTCGCCTGCTGCCAGCATGGGCTTTAGGAACCGATTGATCAACGGCTGGGCGCTTATTGATCAGAGGAACGCGGGCGCTGCCGTGACTTTGACGGCTGCCAACTTTGTTTACCCCGTAGATCGGTTTTACGCTTTCAGAACCGCAGGCACTACTGGAGCCACAGCGCAGCAAGTTAACGGCAGCATTACGGGCGGCAAAGCTATCCGCATACAACGCACTGCGGGCAACACTGCAACGGACACGCTTGGATTTGGGCAAGTCATCGAGAGCGCAAACTGTGCGGGGCTGGCCGGTAACAGCGTTACTCTTTCTTTTCGTGCTCGGTGCGGTGCTAACTTTTCTGCGGCAAGCTCCCAGATTACGGCGCGTATCGGTACTGGCACTGGAACAGATCAATCCACCGCGAACTTCTACAACAATGCGTGGACGGGACAATCCAACACAAACACTGCCATTACGCTGACAACTTCTTGGCAGCCATTTACCAGCACTATTACTGCCGGTGCGTCAGTGAACCAAGTTGGTATTCAGTTTTACTGGACTCCAAGTGGTACTGCGGGCGCTGATGATTGGGTAGAAATTGAACTGATCCAGCTTGAAGCAGGCACTGTGGCCTCTCCGTTTGAGCGCAGGGACTACGGGCGTGAGTTAATCATGTGTCAGCGGTATTTTCTGTTGTATTCGGGTGTAAGTGGCACAGCAGGAAGCGGTTCAACTATGTACACAGTTTTTCAGCTTCCCGTAACCATGAGAAGCGCCCCAACTGCATCAACTACGGCAGTTTTAACGATGACTTATCCGGGTGTTGCTAACTACACACAATCTTCTCCAAACGTGGCTGCTGCGGCTCCTGCAAGCACAACAAGTGCATTCTTGCAATTTGGAAACTTCTCGGGGTTTACTATTGGTAATCCAATTATGATGAACGGGAATTCTCAAGTAGTTCAACTAAGCGCGGAGCTTTGATATGCAGTATCAACTTCAACTTGGAATTGATGGGAAACCCTGCGCTGTTGGCATTGTTGGACAAAGCATTAGCATCCCCTTCGACCCCGCCAACACCGACTACCAGCAGTATCTCGCGTGGCTGGCTGAAGGTAACGAGCCGCTGCCTGCGGATGAACCTAACCCACCTGGAGGTAATACATAATGGAATTCCAGGCTATTCTTAATATTATTCTAGGTAGTTTAGCAGGCATCTTTGGGTGGTTTGCACGGGAGTTATACTCTGCTGTGCAGACCCTCAAGGATGACCTGTATAAATTCCGGGAAGAGGTGGCTAAGGAATACATCCCTAAGAACGAGTTCAACATCTTCAAAGAGGATTTATTCAACTTTCTGCGGCGCATTGAAGACAAGATTGAAAAGAAAAGCGATAAATAACTATGGCCTTACCTACATACTTAGAACTGGTTAATGATGTGTTGGTTCGCCTTCGTGAACCTGAAGTTGGAACCGTTAATGAGCACGCCCTTTCTAAGTTAGTAGGGGCCTTTGTTAATGATTCCAAGCGACAGGTGGAAGACGCCTACAACTGGAACGCTTTAACAACAACTCTCACTGCGACTACTTCCCCCACCGTATTCAACTACTCTTTAACAGGCACTGATGCCCGGTTCCGAGTGATTGAGGTGTATAACGCCACAGAGCGTTTCCATCTGATGCCTAAGTCTACGATGGAGATGACTTCGCTGTTCATCAGCACTCAGACCCCTGAGCGTGGCGTGCCTAGCTACTATAACTTCAACGGTATTAATAGCAATGGCGACACACAGGTGGATCTGTACCCAGTGCCGGATGATTCCTATACGATCTTCTTCAACATCTACAAGCCCCAGAACAAGCTGGTTAACGACAACGATCAGATGCTGGTGCCTTCTGAGCCTGTGGTTCAACTAGCTTATGCTCGGGCTTTAGTGGAGCGAGGTGAAGACGGTGGCTTGACTAGTTCTGAGGCTTATGCCCTGTACAAGAACATTCTGGCTGACTACATCGCTATTGAATCGTCCCGTTATCCGGAGGAAGAGACTTGGGGAGCTAACTGATGGCCCAGCAAATTCAAACCTATTCAATTACGGCTCCAGGCTTTATGGGAATCAACACTCAGGACAGTTCCCTTGACTTAGCTGCTGGCTTTGCTTTAGTGGCTAACAACTGTGTGATTGACCAATATGGCCGGGTAGGGGCACGTAAGGGCTGGATTCCTCAGAATACCGTTAGTGCCCAGTTAGGCTCCTCTGATGTCAAGGCCATTGGGCAGCTTGTTATGGATGACGGCACTGAATATACGGTGGCCGCTGGCAATAATAAGCTGTTTAAGCTATCAGGCTCTACACTGTCTGAGCTTACCTACGGTGGTGGCGGTACAGCCCCTACGATC